GGATGTATTTTGACTCTAAAATTTGTAGAATCATGCAGTTTTATCCAATCACTACTCCCTCCTTTAAATAGCCAATCATCATCTACATCGTTAGTCTCAAATCTCATATATATAGAAAATGTACCTAAAGACAATGGGGTTCCCCACTCTAAAATATCTCCCTCTTCTACAAATTTAACAAATCCATGATCATAGCTAGGAGACTCCTCAGCACCTCCTGAGGCTATTAATTTATTACCTCCCTCTTGATCTACCCAAAGTTGAATATTATCTTCTCCATCTGCACTAATACCTGTATCGTATTTGTACCAATGTATTAAAGAAGATACATCTGATGGACTCCAATCTCCTGCTGCTACTCTATTCTTTATACTATTACTTAGTCCTAATTTCATTATAAAGTATCATTCTTATATACTAGAGCTAATCCTGTACCTGATAAGGTAATAGCTGTAAAAGATAAAAATAAAGTAGTACCCGCTACATACGTTCTATGTAAGTCTGCATCTGCTCCGGTTACTTTTGCGGTAGTAGTAATGGATGCTATTGTAGTCTCTACAGGAAAATGTACCGCATAATAACTAATTCCTGTTACTGCAGCTATTGCATCTGTATCCTCTATAATTGTAACCGCTCCTTTACCTAATTGTTCTCCTAATAATTCTTGTGTAGTATCTCCCATAATTTTTAATTTTTTTTAATCTGTATATAAATAATTTGTCTCGCTTACTGTAGTCTGAGTATATTGTATCTGCTCGCTACCTATTGTCTCCTGTATTTTCATTTTACCTCTATGCACTAATCCCTGTACTACTCCATTATCATTATTTACCGCTAATACATGAGACTCATCTCTAGGCGCTGTAGATGCTGTTAATGTAACTGATCCTAGCCATGATACCTCGTAAATCTCATAAGTCCAAAAGCCAAAAGGCTTAAAATTTAATTTACCTGTATATATATTTTCAGATGTATCATGACCTATATCTAGAGTAATACTCCTATCTGTTTTTGCTGATAAAACAGGATAGCAATATTTAATGTCTTTTGTTAAATCATTAGTAAATTTAGCTAAATATCTGATATTAGCGGATTCTACTACTGTATTAATTCTAGCCTCCTCTAAGCTTAAAAATGTCCTAATAGTCTGCCCGTATATTCCATTAATCATATAGTATAATAGAAAATATGCAGATTTATTTTTATTTTGTTAATAACAGAGTATTTATAACTGTCCTCCTACTATGTTTTTTTTAGATTTAGTAGATTTAGATGTCTTAGTAAAGTATTTTTCAAGCCCCATTACCTCTACATCTGTAGACTTTACATTATCTAGCCTAATAATCCCTCTATTAGTTTGTAAATCTACTCCCTGATATTCTTTTTTTAATTTATACATTTTTTTATTTATTAAATTAGTAAAAAAAAGGAGGCATATAGCCTCCCTTTTTAATTAAATATATGTAAAACTATTTAGTATTAAGCTGCTACTATACTACTAATAGTAAATGCTGAATTATCTAGCGGACTAGTTGTATAATCTGCTACAGTTTGCATTGGATTCGGCTCTTGACTTTCAAAAGTCCAATCGTAACCGTTCATATCTCCTAATGCTACTCCTGATGCATTAGTACCTGCTGATAGCTCCATACCATTATCTAAACCTGTAGCTAAGATAATGTTTTTACCTGCGCTATTTAGCTCATTAAGCTCTACAAAAATTATTAATCTTTGCTGCGCTAATAGTTTTATTTGGTTTTGATCTTCTTTGGTTAGTTTATGTAGTTTTATATTTACTGATGGAGTATAAAAAACTGTACCATTTTCGCTAGATGCGTTAATTGTCTCTGTTACTCCTGCAGTACCTCTTTTTAATGCATATTTATATACATCATCGCTACCTCCTAAGTCAAAATCTGTTAATTCTCCTGCAGACGCTACATAAGACGCTAACTCGCTATGCTGAGCTAGATATATATTTCTAACTCCTC